GATTGAAACAAATTCAATCTTGTTCGCACGGAAATAACGCAATAAATCCACAAGGTGAATGAGGGACCGCCCAAGCCGATCAAGCTTCCAGACGATAACGGTATCGCCTGGTCGTAGTAGCTTCATCATCTTATCCAGCCCTGGGCGTTTTGATTTTGAACCGGATATTTTATCTTCAAAAATTCGGTCACATTCTAATCGATTAAGTGCTTCTAACTGTAATTCAAGATTTTGGTCAAAAGTTGATACCCTTGCGTACCCATATTGCATTTTTTTTATCCACCTTTTGCTACGAAAAAATCAGGTGAAGTTATCGGCATGGCTGGCGAAGGGCAATCTATAAAACCTCGGTTTGGGAAGTAGCGCCACGAGGAACTCACTGGATTCTGAGATTGTTACCAATAGTGATACGAGTCAGATTCCCTCGCTAAAAGCTCTTGGCTTGGGATACGCTCGTCATATTGACAACTTTTCAAACACAAACATGCTTGGATTTGGTCGCTTCACATGTCAAACAGCTAATAATCCTGCAAATACCAACGGTGTAGGGGTGCAGCTACAATATGATGGTGGTCCATCCACGTCATGGTTCGTTTGGACGAACGATGGACAGGCATATATACAGACAAGCCATATGCAGGGCACTACGTATCTATGGAAAAAGGTTTACACGACTGCAAATACTACAGTTGCATCAGATGGCAGCATTAAAGCAGCATCGCCTGTGGTCAAAGTGTTTACAGATGGCGCATACCAGACCAATGACGAATCTGAAGGCTGCACCGTAACCCGTCTGGCCATCGGTGAATATCTGATTGAAGGATGTGAAGGGCTTAACTCTGACGCTGCATGGGGCGGTATTGACGGCGGTTTTGATATTCCCACCGACCGCAACAAACAGCCCCTGATCTGGCTGGATTATGAGGTTCATGCTGACGGTTCGGTGTTAGTGAAAACCTATCACCGCACACATCCTGCCGCGCCAGAGTTCGCCAGGAATGAACTGCAGGATATTAGCAATGGTGACCCGATAGACATCCCTTCTGACCAATTTGTCTCTGTACGTATTCAGATGCCGCAGGACAGTATCTGGAATCAGCGCAAGGCTATGGCTGAAGTTCCTGATTCATCCGCTGGTTAAACAGCGAATCAGATGGCATATCCAGGCGAACATCGATCCAACTGTTCGCCGGGACATCCATCAGTTCTCCTTTCGTTTTGATGATCTCTCCGTCATCGCTCAGCATGTATTTGCGCTTAAACAGGCGGATTGTCAGCTCGCCATTGTCGGTTTGCTCTGCCTCAACCACGCCCAGCTCTCCCATGCCGCCAGGGTCCATCGGCGGCAGTAACTGCCACCCCTCAGATGCCAGACCTGCCGAACCGGTGAGTACGTAAAAACCTACGTCGCGGCGGGAAAGGGTAATTCCCTCGGCCTCAGCATTCGCTGTGCCGCAGCCGCACCATGTGAAGCCATCCTCTGCCACATCAGTACGTTCAGTTTCTTCCCTGCTTTTGACAATACGGGCTACTGGCGATGCCGCCTTAAGCGTGCCATCACTGGCTTTAGTTGTATTATTTGTATGATAGTGAGTGGCCCACGATGACCAGTTTCCGGCGTCTCTGTATCTTGCAACTACTCCACCAATTCCAGTTACCTGGAGCTGCGCTATAGAAGTTCCGCGTGTCATAATCATTACCGGAGCATACGCTGATGCATAATTTGATGCTGAGGCACCAGGCGCAGAGAAAATTCCATTTACTGCCATATAATTAGCGTTAGCTTCGGCTGCTGGCGTGCTTGGGCCACTATCGTATACTGAAGCTCCAAGTCCGAACGCCCCAACTTGCATGACGTTCCCGGCCGCCGTTCCGACGTCCTTAGTCGCGCTACTTCCTAAACCGACGATTTCGCGATGAATGTTTGAATGAGCACTGGTTCAGCGATATCGTTCATGCCAGGAAAATTATTAATGACTGGCGGCAGGATTATAACGAATGCCGCCCGCACTCCACGCTGAATTATCAGACACCGTCTGAATTTGCAGCGGGCTGGAGAAAGGGTCATTCTGAGAATGAAGATTCCGACGTTACTAACTGAGTGTTGTATCTAATCGTGGGGGCAGGTCATGTTATCTACGGAACGGTAGATAATCGGTTTGTTAATCTTTGACCAGCCACATATCGGACTCTTCAAACATTTCCTCCAGCATACGGTTCAGCTTTTCCCGATCACCTTTGCTGGCGTCACTGTTTAAGGCGTTTGCCTGCATCGGCTTCACCTTCACTTCAGCGCTAGGGAAAATCTGGTGCACCCGCTTCGTCAGTTCTGCCAGGATAATCTCTCTCGCCCCTTCGAGCCCCTCAACATTACGCTTGTCATAAACCAGTTCAACGAACATCACTCTCCCTCCTGACTGACTTGATCTCTTGATATAAAAATACTACTGTATATGCATACAGTCAATGAGCAAGTGAGGGTGCTGTATGCCTCGCCAATATGATATTCACGCAGCTTTTTTAGCCTCTATAGAACAGAATCCAAAGGGTTACCTTTGTCTCAATACAAACAAATTCATCAATAAATTGCGCGAGAAGAACTGGCATTTCAGCCAGGCAGACGCTAACGCATGGATTGAGAGATACCAGCCAGATTTTGCTGATAAGACGACGGACGGCAGTGATAACCGTTACTGGATCTTGCGTAATATGGGGAGGGTATTCTGATGGGCTTTCCTTCACCAGCTATGGATTACCAGGAACAGCGGTTAACCATAGATCTGTTATGCGGAGTTGATGGGAACTGCAGGGTAATAGAAACGTCTTGCGGTTGGGCTGTCATTAACGTTGCCATGATGCCAGAGCAGGGAGATACGCTACTGGTAAGAATGGATAACAGAAACGAGTTTGCAAAGCTATATGGGGCGGCATTGATAACTGAAGATGGTGAAGCGATAGAAGGCGACGCGCTGGATGACGTGGAGGTTTTTGGCGTGCTAACGCATAGTCTTAACAGAGTAGGTAACGAAGATTGCCCAACCATTTAAGTTAGGGGTTTAACCCCCATTCTCCCTATACCCAATGTCGGTTCGCAGAACGAAAAAGTTTCGCCATTGTGAATTTTTGATATGCGTAAGCTGTTGATTCATTTGATCTAAAAATTATGAATTAATGGCGAAAAATAAACGTATGTATTTGATTATTATAGATAACACGCGTGATTTAAAATCCCTCGGCGTTCGCGCTGTGTGGGTTCAAGTCCCACTCCGGGTACCATGGGAAATAAAGAATAATCAAAGCAATAAGCAGTGTCGTGAAACCACCGAAAGGTGGTTTTTTTGTGTCTGAAATTTGCTTTTCGTGGTATGAATGCAAGAGTGGTTGCAAAAAATAAGGCGGATTAACCGCCCTGCATTAGACTGTAACGCGCTCGTTCCATGCGTCCGAGTATTGGACATTCCCGTCGCAGTACTTCCAGGTGATACGCTCATAGCGGAGCTGTATACCTTCGTTGTGATTGTGTATCTGTAATGCTGGCTCTTTGCAGTTATGCATAACGGGGTTAATACTGACTACCCGGACGTTTTCAAGCAACATATTGAAGTATTCAACTTCTTGTCCTGCATCGTTGATTTTATACCATTTGATCTCGGCGCTTTTTAGCGTCTGGCCTGTTGCTACCGCTTTGTAGAGGTACGGACTCGAGCTATCAAACTCTTTTTCGATTACGAGAGGCGCATGGAGGCGCGTACCGGTTATTTTGCCCGTCCCGTTATCGGTCGGAACCAATAAGCCGTGGCTAAAGGAAAGCACTTCAATGCTCCCTTCACGATCTAAAATATCAACAGATCCTTTGATATCCGCACCACCGTCATCCTTAAGCCATAAGTAAGCAGGAATAGCCATTTCAAAAACTCCTTTTTGATGATTAAACGGTCATTAACGGCTAAAACTGGATAGCGCGTAATACAGATTGTGCCATTGGTGATTGAAATGAAATTGCGTTACTTATTGATATTAATAATAAAAATATTAAATTGATCCCGGGCAATATACACAATCTCAATTAATTTTATGTTGCCTGCTTTAAATGGCTACAGAGATCAAGGATGGCATGTATACCAATTTACCCACCCCGTGGGCTGGAGATTTTGCGGGAACACATCAGACTCGCGAGAGCACGGTGTGAAGTGCAGGACATGGCCGCTCCGCTAACGTATATCTGGTTTTATCAACGAGTCAGAAACGG